CTGTCTCCACGGTGCCAATCTCATCGGTGCCAATCTCAGCGGTGCCGATCTCAGAGGTGCCAATCTCAGCTTTGCCGATCTCAGTGATGCCAATCTCATCGGTGCCAATCTCCGCGGTGCCGATCTCAGCGATGCCAATCTCAGCTTTGCCATCGGTCTGTCAGACACTACCCGTTAACCATTCTCGCGCGCACTCTACCACCAACACTAGGAGCCAACCATGATTCAAATCACGCACCGAGCCAGCGAAAAGACCCTATACACGTCCGAAACTGCCACGGATATCCGTACGGCTTTGGAGGAGGCTGTGAAAAGCGATGCCGATCTCAGCGATGCCAATCTCAGCTTTGCCAATCTCAGCGGTGCCAATCTCAGCGATGCCAATCTCATCGGTGCCAATCTCAGCGGTGCCGATCTCATCGATGCCAATCTCAGTGATGCCGATCTCAGCAATGCCAAGCTCATCGGTGCCAATCTCATCGGTGCCAATCTCAGCGGTGCCTATCTCCACAGGGCCAAGCTCCGCGGTGCCGATCTCATCGGTGCCGATCTCAGCGGTGCCAATCTCAGCGGCGCCAATCTCAGCGGTGCCTATCTCAGCGATGCCAAGCTCAGCGATGCCAAGCTCCACAGGGCCAATCTCCGCGGTGCCGATCTCAGAGGTGCCGATCTCAGAGGTGCCAATCTCAGCGGTGCCAATCTCATCGGTGCCAATCTCAGTGATGTAATCGGTCTGTCAGACACTACCCGTTAACCATTCCCGCGCACATTCCACGAAACACCACTGAAAGGATTACACAATGGACACCATTACCGACGTCAATACGCTCGCCGGCTCAGTAGCTGTGACTCATGCGCACTTGAATGCAGCAGTGACGAAAATTGCCCGACTCTTGAAAGGATATCTAACACCTACAATTACAGTGTCTTCTTGCAATGGGCGAGTATCCTTGGAAACAAGTACAGTTGAAACCCGAGTATCTATTCAAGTACTCGCTGAATCTGGAACTAATTTCAGCGAAACCTGCGTACCGCTAAAAGCGTTTTCAAGCGCTCTGAAATCATGTGACAAACGCACCCCAGTCGAATTGCAACAGATGGACGCCGGTATCACAATCGTGTCAGGATCGTCAACATTTGCAATGCCATTCGCTAACCCGGATCTTTACGGACCCAAACTCCCCATGATGGACACTGGGGTCATTATCATGGACGGTCCCGCAGGACCGTTCCGTGACGTTGTGGCTAACTCAATTACGCATGCCGGAACTGACCATACTCGCCCGATGCTTTCACAAATAAAGCTCATCAACACGGGTGAACAGAATTATGCCGGTGCCACCGATTCATACCGTCTATGTCAGCTCGTGCTCGGTGACATGATCGAGTTTGGAACCAGCGTAGAGATTCCTGCTCGGGAATTGCGCCTAGCCACGCAACGTTTGGGAGACGCTGAAAGTCTCATAATTAGCAACCATCCCGGCAATATCGTGCGCGTGAAAAGTGATATGGAAACATGGGCAATCAAGTGTGATAGAGGACAGTACCCTAATTTCGCTCAGTTCATTCCCGATGAAAATACGTTCATCGCGGCCATTACCGTAGATCGCAAGCAGCTTATGAACGCAGCCTTGAATGCTTCGCGCATAGGGGGACCACGCAGCAACGCCCCATTGAGATACAAGATCGGGGACCGAGAATTGAAGCTGACTCTAATCAGCCCGGACGAAGCAACGTTCTGCGAAGTTATCCCCTGCGAAACGCATGAAAAAGTGTCAGACGATCTTAGAACAGCCGGGATCGACGCAGGTTTCCTTCACGACGCGCTCAAAATACTCAAGGAAGATCAGGTCACAATCAATTACATATCGCCATACAAACCGATGTTGTTGACGAGCGGAGATGATCGGGTACTAATCATGCCGATCATATTGAATTCCTAAGCGCAGCGGTCGGAAGGGTCGCGCAACACAACAATCATAGTGTTGTGTCGCGGGTTCGATTCCCCGCGCCCGACTCAAGTACGACAAAATAGAAGGGAAGGTTCGATGAACGTCGTAGATGTAGGAAAAGTAATCGTTTCCAAACTGAATGACCTGGGGGTCGAATGCACTCTCCAAAATGTCATTGACGCGCCGCAAGTTACGCGCGTAGAAGTGACCCCAACCACGTCATCCATCCGTATGCAAGACTTCACCCGGCTAGGACGCTCCAACGATCTCGCGTTCGCGCTCGGGATCTCAAACGTCACCATCCACGCACCCAGCTCGTCAGGAAATGTGGCTATCGAGTTCGCGCGCGAAGACCGACAAAATGTCGCGCTCGAATCACTACCTGAAGCCAAATTCCCGCTGCTCATCCCGATCGGTCTCGAAGTTGACGGGCGGCCAGCCCTGCTGCCGTTGCAGGATTGCCCCCACTGCCTTATCGCGGGACAAACGGGCGGCGGCAAATCGAATCTTCTACACGTCATCATCTCTCAACTTTTGCGCTCGCATTCACCCGAGCAACTGGAACTAGCTTTGATCGACCCAAAACGGGTTGAAATGACCCGATGGGAAGGTGTACCTCATCTTGCGGCCCCGGTCGCTGACAACGTGCAAACTGCAATCCGTCATCTTCACGGCACCGTCTTGACGATAGACCGACGCTATGAGATTCTACAATCGCTTGGAGCACAAAACATTGTGGAAGCAAACTCAATTCTCGCCGAACGCGGAGTAGCTCAAATCAGATACGGCGTCATCGTCATTGATGAGCTTGCAGAACTGATAATGGCAGCTCGCGGCGAAGTTGAATCATTGCTCGTACGGATCGCGCAGAAAGGGCGCGCGGCAGGTGTCCATTTGATCGTGGCGACCCAGTACCCGAAAAGCGAATGCGTAACCGGGTTGCTCCGCGTGAACCTGCCAACGAAGATCAGCTTCGCCGTACCGGATCAGGTGGCAAGCAGACTCATTCTCGGCGTGAACGGCGCAGAAAAGTTGCTTGGTAAAGGCGACGGGCTAATGTCTCTCACCGGGTTGCCTGCAAAACGTTTTCAAGCCGCATTCGCAACCAGCGTCGACATTCAGCAGACAATAGAAAAGTGCCGGCATGACCAGTAACACGTTGCCCACACAATACTCCGGTAATGTCCGGCGTCGTGCAGACGGCAAATGGGTCGTCCGCTACCGTCTTCCTTCAGGCGTCGATTCGCGCCGCGTACTTGACTGCCAGACTGAGCAGGAGGCGCAAGAAGCGTTGCAAACGATTTTCGCACGCTTTAAGGAATGGGCTCCCGGAACCGACGCGCTATTCTCAGTTCTAGCGGCAGAATTTCTCACCCGCTGTGAGACGCGTGGGCTGCGTCAGGACACGATCACCCGATACAAAGGGATCATTGAGTGGGATCTTCTACCGGCGCTTGGAGAGAAACCTCTCACGATGGTCTCAAAACGAGAGATCATTCTCTTGCACGATTCTCTCAGCGCGCGGTTAGCTCCCGCGAGCGTGAATCAGACCAAAATCGTTTTCAGCGGCATCGTGAGTTACGCGCGACGCGCTCGAGACTACGTGGGAACAGACCCGAGCGAATGGTTCGAGCGCGCGCGAAACCGGCCGCAAGAATCCTTGGACGTACTCAACGTGCAGGAAGTCGAGCTTGTCGCCAACTCACTTGATAACCCTTATGCCGTAATCGTGCGCACCGCTGCTTACGCCGGGTTGAGGTTATCTGAGCTACGCGAGCTTCGCTGGCAAGACGTTGATTTCGCAGGATCAAAAATCACCGTGTGCAAACGTTACACCGATCTTGACGGGATCGGTGCGACAAAGAGCGGCAAAATCCGCGTGGTGCCAATGGCAAGCAGAGTCGCGAGTGAGCTGAAACTACTTTCACAACGGGAGCGCTACACCGAGCCTGGATCCCTAGTCTTTTGCACGATGAACGGAGGGCATCTTAGCGGAGACCGAATCTACAGGAAGTTCGTCTCTGCATGCTCACGATCGGGATTGCGTCGATTGAGCTTTCATTCACTCCGGCACACAGCCGGCAGTCTGTGGATCCAGAAATTCGATCTCCGTCAAGTTCAAGAATGGCTTGGTCATGCAAGCATCACGACCACTTCGCGATACCTTCATTACCAACCACGCGGCAATGAGGCAAAGATGATGGACGAACTTCTAAGTAGCACTGACCGCTAACCATTCTCGCGCGCACTCTATCCACCAACACTAGGAGCTAACCATGATTCAAATCACGCACCGAACCAGCGAAAAGGTCCTATACACGTCCGAGCCGGCTACGGATATCCGTACGGCTTTGGAAGAGGCTGTGAAAAGCGGTGCCAATCTCCACAGGGCCAATCTCAGCTTTGCCAATCTCCGCGGTGCCGATCTCAGAGGTGCCAATCTCAGCTTTGCCAATCTCCGCGGTGCCGATCTCAGAGGTGCCAATCTCCACAGGGCCAATCTCAGCTTTGCCAATCTCCGCGGTGCCGATCTCAGAGGTGCCAATCTCCACAGGGCCAATCTCAGCTTTGCCAATCTCCGCGGTGCCGATCTCAGAGGTGCCAATCTCAGCTTTGCCAATCTCCGCGATGCCTATCTCATCGGTGCCAATCTCAGCGGTGCCAATCTCAGCGGTGCCGATCTCCACAGGACCAATCTCAGCTTTGCCAATCTCCGCGGTGCCGATCTCAGAGGTGCCAATCTCAACTTTGCCAATCTCAGCGGTGCCAATCTCAGCGGTGCCTATCTCCACGGTGCCAATCTCATCGGTGCCAATCTCAGCGGTGCCGATCTCAGAGGTGCCAATCTCAGCTTTGCCGATCTCAGTGATGCCAATCTCATCGGTGCCAATCTCAGCGGTGCCGATCTCAGTGATGCCGATCTCAGCGGTGCCTATCTCAGCGGTGCCAATCTCATCGGTGCCAACCTCAGCGGTGCCGATCTCATCGGTGCCAATCTCAGCGGTGCTAACACAGCATCTGCGCAAATGCAGGACAATCGCCGGGAAGCCGAACAAGACACCGTGAAGGGTATGGATTATGACGCAAAACGATGACAACTTGCTCACTAAATGTTCTGAAGTCACCTATGACATGCGTGACTCCGATAAACACGAACCGCATTACCTAGCTAACGTTGGCGATCTACTTTGGAACCCAAAAAGCGGAGACGGACACGTTCTTGTTTCCGAAACAATCTGTGGTCAAAAATATAACGGTCGAACTGTCAACTGTGGTTGTCAAGGATACGGGATACAACCTTGCCCCAATACCACACTTGTTTGCGAATGCGGGGAAGACGATTCGTGGCGTGACCATCACTACGAACTGATTAAGCGTGCTCGACGTGTTGGCACATGGGCTCCGCCCTACCAGGAGGATCAATCATGACTGCTCCGAATCGCCGCAAAAAGAGAAATCCATCAAAAGAACCCATCACCCTCAGCCCTGACGCGCTGGAAGACTTGCTCATCTCTCTTGAAGTCATTTCTGAGGCGCGCACACAAACGATTCAGGACATCTCTCTTTTGCGCGCGCAAGCTCTAACTCGATACCAAGAGGAGATGAGAGAGCTCAACCAGCTCCACCTTTCGGCGAACAAAGCACTACTCTCCTCGATTGACGAAGCGCATAACCGTGGAGTACCGAAAATGCTCGCTTACGAACACGTCAACCTGACGCCACGCAGAATCCAATATCTTCGCCGGCAAGTTCCTGCCGCAGAAAAGGCGCCGGTAACGCGCACAGTGACAAGATGAACGTCGCATAGAACATCAGCCGCGACGCGAGAATATGATCGGCGAGCCAGTCGATGACCCGATCGTCGCGACCGCGACCGGGCATGATCTCGCCGAGCCTGCCCTGTATCCGGACGGTGGCGGGCTTACTTCCCGACCTTGTAGTTGCCGTTGAACACCACGTTCGTGCTGGCGACACCGACAACTCCCGTGGGCACCGTCACTTGGACGGTCCCGTCGCTGCCGTAGATCCGGACGATTGTCGTGCCGCTGATCGTGCCGCTGATCGTGACCGTGGCGGGAATATCGACGAACTCGACGCCCATCGGCCGGAGATCCGAGGGCATTGTCCACATTGTTGCCGTGGTCGCGCTGGAAGCGTCGAGCCCGCCCTTGACATGGACGTTCCCGTCCATGTCCACCGAGAACGCGGGCCGTTCAAGCACGAAAATCCCGTAGAAGTCTCCGACCGTCCACCCGTTCTGTAGCGCTGCGGCGCCGCCAATCCCGACCGGCAAAAAGAACGTGCGAGCGGCGATCTTCGCGGCGCTCCTAACGCGGTCGGTTAACAGTGACGACTTGACTATCGCGTCCCGCACGCCTTTGCCCATCGCTCTGTGACCATTCATGTTCGTATGCGGGTTGATGTTGAACGTGTGGCCATCGTTCCAGTGGCTCGGATTCTGGGCAAGGATCGTGTCGATGTTCACGCCGATCACGCGGGATGCGAACTCGGCGTTCTCCATCGTCTGCTGACTGCCGATCCACGACAGGACCGCCGCGTCGTTCATCGGATCAGCACCGTCAGAACCGTTCGGGAACCCATCGGCGACGGTAAAGAACGTGTAGCCAACCGTTGATGGCATCCGCGCGGCTGTCTGACATGCGATGAGCGGCCCGTCGAGCGGGTCGGACTCCATCCCGCCGTGGCTGACGTTGAGATAGCCGGTGGTGTGAGTCGTGAGCATCACCTGAATCACCTGGCCGGCAGTGATGTTCGCACCGCTCGTCGGGTCCGTCGGACCACCAGACCCCAGCCGCAAAGTGACGCCGTTGAGCAGTGCCGAAGCCTCTGCTGCCTGGTCACAAATGACGCTGCCTTGCAGCCGCACCGTGCCGTAGACTGTCGCGTCGATTCCGACGGTGACCGTCACGTCCTGACTTTGGCTGACAGGAATGCAAATCGGGTAGACGCGGCCGGGGGGAGCGTCTGCCGGCACCGTGAACTTCAACTGGTCGCCGACAACGCTCGTGCGCTGATACCCAGTGCCGGCGTTGGCGTGAACGTTGCCGGTGGTCGGGTTCACGCCTCCGCCCGCTACCTTCGCCCACGATCCGGCGCCTGTACCCGGAAAATCGGTGAAAACCATTGCGCTATCCGCGGCGGTCCCGTAAACGGTGTCCGCGCCTGATGCGAGATAGATCGCCGCGAGACACCGGGCCGACAGGATCGTACGATGCGCGTGCAGAGCGGGAGTCGGGTTGGAATGCCCGAGCTGCGGAAGGTCGTTGAAGATGTCGTTCATCATCGTGAGCTTGCTGCCCGGCGGGTATGGGTACTCCGGGGTCTGGTAGCAGCCGGGCATGCCCGGCACGAGGATGTTTTGCAACACCCATGACCAGCCACCGTGTACTGGTGAACCGCCGACCGGGCCGTCAGACCAGCACGCGCGACTGCCGCTCACAGCGATATTCCGGCGCGTGCGGGCGCCAAGCAATGTCGCGGCTATCTCCGACCAATTGTCAACCCACATGGTGGACGGCGGCCCAGCAAACGCATACGAATTGCCGTTCACCTCGACATGGTCGATGCCGGGACGGGCGTTCACCACAGACCTTGAATCTACGCCATTTATCTGCATGACGGTCGGGTTCGGAAGAGTGCCTGAAAGATCCCCGCCAGCGGGACTCCCACCCAAAATTGCGCGTGCGCCTGATTCACTCATGTCAATCGTCCCTCCTGGTGGTAAGGCAGGCCACGGAAAATCAGTCCGAGTCCAAGGGATCGCCCCAGGAACCAGAACAATAGTTGACTGTAAATCATCCCATTCTTCCCCAGAAAAATATCCTGACTGTCCGATCGAGATAACTCCCGATGACACGTACAGAACAGACGTGCCATCTCTCTCCTCATCCTTGTTACCCCAATACGTGTACGTGCCAGAAGGCATGATGACACGCTACCCCCAGTAAACATCAAGCTCGATGTTCCCATCCACGATCTCAACGTAGATAGCGCCGTTAAACACTTCGAGAGACTGATCGCCAAACCAGTCTCGAGCTGACTCTCCAGGAGAAAGAGAAATCACAGCCGTCAATGCCGGGGACGATACTTTCGCTCCATCATGCAGACGAAAATGAGCGTAAGCGGAACCAGTAGACTCCTTCGTGCTCCACCCGAACAACGCCGTAGGAACAACGGCGACGCCATCAACCTTAGTGACAAGAAGCTGCGAAGAGCCCGACGGATTCGGGCTCAACAGCGCAGTTTTCGCCGGCATCTTAGACGGTGATGAGTTCGCGGATCCGTGATGTCGGAACCGCGCGAGCCTTACCGCTGGAAACGGTCTGCCCTTGATCGACAGGATTGGCGAACACGATAAACCCGTTCGAGACTGCCGCTACTGCCGCCGCAGCGGTAGCGTAGTCGGCGCTCGAAAACGAATCACTGCCTGTACCGCCCGAAACTTGGTCGGATGCGATTGTGACGAAGACGGAAATGGCTCTGCCCTCCAGAAGAAGTTTCCAAGCGGCCTCGCCTGCCCGTATTGTTGTCGCGCCAAAGGATAGCGCAGATAAAAGACGTATGCTAATCGGTATCCCGCAGGAACGCAGGGACGCGCGAAAGTGATCGCACGATCTCCGACCGACGTGGCGTCCGAAAAGCTTGCGCTTCAGAAGTAAACACTTCCCCAGCATCCTCGAGCCGCATAACCAGAAACTTCTTACCATCATCATCTAAGAATGCGAGAGCTGGAGTTTCCCCCGTCTGGTAAGCCATCTCGACGGCTTCAACCATGAATGCACGGATCTTGGACCATGAGATACGCCCGGTCGTAGATTTGCATGAAAGCCTGATTCTCCCACGCGCATCTGATCGTTCATGCTGGTTTCCGCTACCTGGAGTGAGGCTAAGGCCGAGCATTTGAGCCGCTTCCGACTCAAAAGCTCGGCCTCTATCCTGCGATGAGAGCAACTTACCCTACCGCTGAAGCAGGAGGCTCCCCTTGCGAAGTGGCCTCAGGAACCCCGGCATCTTCTGCCGGGACATCAACCGGATAGGACTCTTGCGGAACGTTTGGAGTGGGGAAGAATGCGGATCCTGGGGGGATCTGCACGACTGGAGGCTCCGAAGTGAAAGTGACGATCGGGTTCGCTGGAACTTCAGGTACTACGTGTTCAACGACCGGATCTGAGAATGTATCCTCGACAGGAAACGTCTGCACAGGGAATTTCACAGGGTTACCGGGAGGGAACAGCGTAGAAGCAGGCTCCGCGATAACCTCCGGCGCGGGTCCAGGGACTTCAACACTCGGTTGCGGAATCGGATCTTGAGCCGCTGGCGGCGACTGATCCTCAGTCATCGGAGCGGCAGTGCTTGCCTCGGGCGGGAAGTTTCGCGCCGATCCTGCTGCGGAAGCGAGACCAGCATCTTCCACTGCAACCGCTGGCGGCAAAAGCGAGTTGATCTGAAGATTGATGCTGTCTCCGATCATCCCTGGGGATGGGTTGAGTTCCCCCGATCCGCTGACCGCGACATAACCGCCAGTAGCCTGCGCGAGCTTCATCAATGCTTCAGCGGCATGTACTGCGATCTCCGCTTCACGACCATTGGTTGCCGAAACAACCTGCACGGTGATGCTTTTGGCTTCGCCTTGAGTTGAAGAGAGAACGAAAGTCATGACTGCACCTGTGTGACAGGAGCAACGTTCTGCGCGTCCGCGAGCGTGACCACAGGCTGCGAGATTTGGTCAGACGTCGAGACCTTCGTTGGCACGATCGCGACGATTGGACTCGCCGAATCAGCCAAGTGATGAATCGCATTCGCTCCAAGAAACGCAGCCGCAACGATCGCCGAGCACAACTGAATCAGGATCGACTTGTTTGGTGACCATGATGGTACGAGGGCAACAACCTGCCCGATGACTGTCGTCAGCCCGGCAATGATGCCAGCCTGAGTGATGCTGATATGCGTAGTTTTCATCAATGCTCCTAGATCGTTGATGGCGGTCCAACCCGACGAATAACCCAAAAATCGGCGGCCTGTCCTGTGTCGAAAAACCATTGAGGAAGATAGAAGTCGCCATTGTCGCCCCATCCAGCGCCCCAACTGTTACGGCATCTTTTAGTTCGCGGCGGAATCTTCCCGATCGTATCGGTAAAACTGGAGTTGTACCCAGTCAATGCCACGCAATGACGGCCAATAACTTGCTCGCCTTTCCCTGGTATCGGAACGATCCCAGTGGAAGCCACCGAAGCACTCTCAAACGATTCGTACACGGTGAACCCAAAAGCGATCGGATACCCGCTAGCAATCGCTTGGTTCAAGTGCGGGTAATAGACGGCCTCATAAACGAGTGCTTCCTGCTGCTTAGCATCAGCGTACGCTTGCGATCCGGGCGCGACATTGAACACCTGATCGCTGTAAGGGAACTCGTTGTCAGGACAAACGCCGTACTTCGCGATTCCGGCCACTGAATCTCGAACAGTCGCGCCTGAATCCTGATCAGTGGTCCCTTCAGGAATGCGCGCGTCGTAATAGACCATCGCTCGACTCGGAACGACAACCGGCTCGCTCTGCTTCACCTGATCGTACATAACGAGCACGCAAGGACCATGACCCGTACAACTACCTTCAGCTCCCTGATCGAGAACAGGGATGCTCACAGTGTCCAACTCCATACTAACCGGGACCGTCTGCGCGGCGGCAGTGTGCAAGAACTGATGATCTCGCTGATCTGGGGCTTGCGGGTTCCATCCACCGTAATGTGTCTTGAGCAGATGGCTCATGCGAACTCCCTGAAAATTTGGCTAGCCTTGGAGGCGAAGAAGTTGTAACGCTGCCCCTGCCTCTGACAGACCTGACTTCGATAGGGCTTGCGACAGTTGTTGGTTCTCAGTGACCTTCTGGTCGAGTCTCGAGCGCCGCTGTAGATCGCAAGCTCAGGGCGAGCTATCTGGCAAGCCGGAACATTCTTCTGCGCGCCAACCCCCCAGCAGTGCGGATGCGATCCCTGATGAATGTCGATTCTCCGCTCAAAACTGATGACCGTACCAGCAAGAACGTGGCATCGTCTGAAACCGAGAGCGGGAGCTGCGCAACGCAATGACTTGTAAACGGACAACGCCGCATTACGCGCCTTTACCCATCCTAGAACCGGGTTGGGCGCAGGCTTCGGTGGAGCGTCCGCTGGCTGCTGCCCGTAGTCCAGAGCGATAGCCCGGTCAAAATCGACAGCAGACCCATTCTGGTACTGCTCGAGCGGCGCGCATCCAGCGGACGGCCAAACTCCGTTCGTCCGATAGAACCACGCATATGTAGCCCAGTTCGTGTTGCCAACAAGATGATGCGCACAAAGATAGTTGATCGGACCCGCACCGCCATAGGCGTTCGACCTTGAACTCAGAACCGACCGCGCACACGAAAAGTATGGCGCGACATCAGGTCCAGTGGCGTCAAAGTCGATCGCGAAATCAACGCTAGCGTTCGGGAATCCTAATGCCCGCTCTTCTGACTGTGCGGCCTGCGCGTCTGCGATCCCTGCTCCACATCCCCCGAGCGCTCTCGTCGCGCTCGTTTCCCAAACGAAAACCGTCTTCTTTCCAGCAGAATGCCATTTTCTCAGGCAAGAAGCCGTCCAGTTTTTCGATAGATCGAACGAAAGATAGCTAGCTCCAAAATCATGCCCGCTAGGCGATGGGCATGACCAAGCGAAGTCGATTCCGAGCGCAAAAGTCCTGGCTGACTTCGGCAAAGGCTGAAGGTTGACCGGCGTTAGCGCGCAGTTCATCGTGAAATCCTTTGGATTGCACGAGCGCCCAGAAACGACTTTCGACGTGGGGACGAGGAAGATAACGACCGCGAAAATGGTCACGGCAAGCGCTATGAGAAAAACGAGAAAAAATCTTAGCTTCTTCAACGCGGCACAGAATAGCACTTTGATCGGAGACTTGTCGTTGTCTCAACCCGGCGCAGAAGATGCTGCCGCTCAAGCAAGCAATACGATCGCGCTAGACGCGCCGCGCCAGGCTGAGAATCAAAATTATCAAGATCACGACGATAAGCAAACTAACTAGGTCCATGAGAGACCTCCTGCGGTAGTGGGTTGCTGGAATAACTTACCGGGATCTCGCTCAGACAATGCCCGACTGCCGTCATAGCCGTCGTCTTCCGGCGTAAAGAATGCCTCCCGTCCAAAGCGCGGCAAGCAAAGCAAAAATGATCCAGGCCGCCATCAGTGTCCCCATTGCGCCAGAATCGCGACAAAAACCCCGGCGTATGCACCCAAAGCACCAAGCCCCATAACCCATATCTGACGGCGAGAGAACCGGGCTTTGGCTTGAATGGAGACGCTATTAGCCAGCGCCTGCGTGATCGCCAAGCTCTTGTCCCAAGCGGCGGCCAGCTCAGACATCCCCTCCTTGAGGTCCTCTAGTGCCTTGGCCGTCTTGCGCTGAGTGTCGTCAATCTCATCCAGCCGCCGTGAGTGGTCAGAGATGTCCCTATCGACAAGGGCATCCTTGACGGCACGCTCAGTCATCTTCTCGGCATCAGCAAGTGCCAGTCCGGCGGCGCGGTCTGAGGCGACGCGGACGAGCCCGGCGGCACGGTCCGCGGCCATCCGTGCCAGCATCTCAGCTTTCTGCTCAACAGTCTGATTATCCGACATCAGACTTCCCCTCCTCACGCACAGCCACAGCCACAAGGTCGAAGCGAAGATCGGACGGATATACCCAAACTCCTGCCGGATCCAGAAAATCGGTAGCAGAACAAGACGCGACCCCTCCCAATGTCCCGAGCGGCGTCGCCTGCTCTCTTTGCGAAAAAAATCTACCAAATTTTCTTGACAGGCGCAAATTCGAGTCTAGGATCAAATCAAAAACGGTTCAGTTTCTCAGACGCTCGATCAGAATTCTCGCAAGACTGAACCGTCTGGAATAACGAAAATGGGCGCCTTGTAGATTTGAACTACAAGGCACCCATTTTCGTTCGGCAGAACCGAGGGGCATCACCCGGCAAGCCCTGAGAACACAAAGGCCCCATATTTCAGGGGCCTCAGCGCTGGGAGACGCGAGCAATCGCGGTCCCAGAATGATAGCACAGCTTCAAGGGCTCGCGCAGCCGGTATTTTGCGCCCTTGCGTATGATGCGATCAACTTGATCGTCCGTATCGACCATTCCATTCATCTGGACGAGCCTTCTACGCCACCAGAGTTCCTGCAACGAGTTCTCAAAGAACTCACGATCATCAACCCTGGCAAAGAACGAGCACTAGCGGAGCTGATCCGTGGCGCTGGGAACTTGCCTGACGAAATCGTCCTCTGGCGCCGTTCTGGCCGCAAGATCATCATCCCGAGAGGATTCGTTCACCGCTTCGAGCAGATCGCGGAGCAAGAAGGCATCGACATCGAATGGGATTCTCGTATGACGCTCCTGCCGCCATCAGAGCACTGCTTCCGTGATTGGCCGGCAGCGGAGTTGCGCGACTACCAGATCCCAGCGCGAGATGCGATGCTCAACTGGTCACAGGGAGTGCTCGAGGCGCCGACTGGATCGGGAAAAACCCGAATATGCCTTGAGTTCGTCCGCTGGGCTGGACAAAAAACGCTCGTGATCGTCGGCAAGGTTTCTCTTGCGCGCCAATGGCAGGCTGTCGTCCAAGAAGTGTACGGATACGAGACAGGGTTCATCGGAGAAGGTCAATGGGATGAACGCGACTTGACGATCGCGCTATGGCAGTCTCTGCATCGGAAGAGCGAGAACGGATCAATGAAGTGGGGATGCGTGATCGTAGATGAAGTCCACCATTGCGCGGCGGATTCTCTGTCGAATGTCACGGAAGGTTTAGACGCTTTCTACCGCTTCGGCTGCTCGGCGACGCCGCGATGGGATCCGCTGCTATTCCCGATCATCGAAGCATCTGTCGGACCGATCATCCACAGAATCCTACCAGCGCAGGTTGGAAGCAGCCTCATCTCGCCCACCGTGCGCGTCATCGAAACCGATTTCGCGATGGCGTACAAGGCGACGATCCGCTTCAAAGGACGCCGACAGCAAAACAATTTCGCCGAAATTATGGCCGCGCTCGTTGCTGATCCTGCGCGCAACGATCTTCTCGCCAAGATCGCTCGTGACGAAGCGCTCGATGGTCATCACGTTCTGATCGTCACCCGACGCATTGAGCACGTCCGTCAGCTCGTCTCGCGGCTCGAGAACGACTTCGACCTTGGGAACGACCTGAATGTCCTGACAGGTGCTCAGACCGGCGCAGATGCCCGCAGGATCGCTCACACGATAGATCAGGCGCAAAGCGGAACGATTCTCGTGAGCACGGTCGCCGAGGAAGCGCTCGACTTCCCCAAACTGAATCGTTTGATCATGGCGTACCCGCTACGACGGCTCCCGCTGATCGAGCAACAGGTGGGGCGCATCCTACGCCCGGTACCGAGAAAAGAGGGCGCGACGGTCTACGACATCGCTGATCCGAAGACCAGCGTTCTGCGCGCTCAAAGAACTGAGCGCATGAAGCTCTACGCAAGACGCGGCTGGAAGATCGAAACCGAAGATTCTTGACGCTCGACGTCCCGTGTTTCAACGACCGAGGATGCCAGCCCTTCTAACGCGTCTCGCCAATACGTATGTACTGAGATTCTCGCTGAGCGTTGAGCAATTTTCGCACGCTCCAATACTCTACTTTTCCGTAAGCCATCTCCCGCCAGCGGGAGCCGCGTACGTAATCTCAAAAGCATCGGTGGGAATGGGGCGGACTTCTAAATGAAGTTTCAAAATAAGACTCAGTCTCATTTTCCTTAAATATTTTAAAAGAAGAAGTAATCTCTGTAAGTAGTCTCTGGTATTGTGCTCCCGCTGGCGGGAGACCATCTCCCGCCAGCGGGAGGCGCTTTTTCCTACGTACGTAGGCCTATTTTCCCTACGTACGTATCTCATGAGAGAGCTTGACGATACCTTCATCATCTAACTTCCACCATCTCGTCTGGTCCATCCGTACGTACGGATTCTGTATTGAGATGACGAGTCCACGCTCTTTCAATGCGTCCAAGGCACGCTCGGTTTGCTTGTAGCTCAACCCGAGTTCGTCGCCCCATTCCTTGTAGGTCTTGTAGACCCATGTGTGCCCGTCGTGCTCTTTTGTCGAACGCTGCACCCAGTAGTGGAGCTGCTCAAGCACGATGGCTTGCGTGAGGCTCCCGAGTGCGGCAGCGACGGAAGGGCGATAGACCTGTGGGCGTTCTCCGAAAATGCTGGAGGAATCTTGCATCTGTTCTCCTTTGAGATATTTGTGCCGGAAGGATATGTGTTACCTTCCATACCGGTGCAGATAAGGGCGACATCTTATCGCCTACTCGGCCTCTAGCCCCGAAGATTCGAGATATGTCTTCGGGGCTACGTCGTTCTTGAGGGAATCAAAAAAAAACTTTCGCTTGACGTGCTACTCGACTTATGATTTGATCTCGAGCCAAGGGATTGAATGCGAGCTGTGAGGAGAAGCATTGACCACTTTTTGCCGGATGATCATTTTCGCTATTTGCGCGGCCGGCGCAGCGGAGAATCAGGTTCTCCACGTCGGTAGTCTTATGCAAGGTCTTTTAATTGTGGGCGCAATCATCATGTTCATCATCATTGCTGGAGAGGACATCTGAGCGATGTCAGAACCGCAAGCTCAGCACAACAATTTTGGGCACAGGAGCAAGGTAAAAAGTTCCAACGCACGCGCCAACCATCTTGCGCTCAAGAGCATGACGCAGGCGCAAAGGGAAACTGGGCTCACTCCCGAAGAGCTTGAGAAATATCAAGCATCCCTCCGAACCTCCTTCTACGACCGCCGAGAAGCATCATGACGCGACGTTTCAGGAACTCTCTTATTGCGATCCTGCTCTTTTTCTGGGAGCGCATCCTTGGGGCTGAGGATGAATCATCACAGGCTTTTCCCTCAGAACCGCGTCAACCCCGGCGTGATCTTACGAACGGGCTTGAAGAAGAAATGAGCGGTCGTACCATCGAGATATGGGTTCCTCACAACCTCGAGCGCCGACTGAAAGCTGCGATACATCGAGCCAACGCTTCAGGGCTCGTCGCGGGATGGGACGGGGACCAATTCTTCGATCTTCAGGATGATCTTCAGACGTTTCTAATCTCGACCTCAGAGATCGGCATGAAAATTTACGAGATAGATGACGGCGTCGTCTATGACGAAACCACCGGGTGCCCAATCGGCATTCTCCCCGAAGGAGTTTGAGTATGGCTCAAGAACAACAGCAGGCTAAGACGGCTCGTGAGAGCACCGAGAAGGGACAGATCGAATCAGGAGAATGGTTTTCTCACAACGGCGTTCCGATGGTAAAGTATTCATGCTCGGCATCCGAGTTGATTCCCACCATCCAGTACGGGAACGTGCTTATAGGGCCAGTTTCCGTGCAACGTTTTGCGCCTGACGATGAGAACCTTTACGCGGTAATTCAGAAGACACAGTCTGTTTGCGAGCAAGCAGTTGCTGAAGAACGCCAAACTGTGCAGACGCTTCTGCGCTCCAACGCTGCTACCGCGTAGCGCGCGGAATGAATGTTGACCGCGCTCTTTTAACCAAGAGCATTCAAACTGGAGCTGTCGTCCAGCTAATTTCTCGCGGCGTGTCTGCGCACCAGTTCACGCAGACTCCTGACGGTGAAGAGCTGGCCGACGTGCTGAACTGGATGATAGATCACACGCGCCGTTATAACGTGGCGCCGTCGATGTCCCTATTCCGTCAGCGGTGGCCGGAGTTCCGGATGGAACCATCGGCGGATCCTCTCGATGCGCTGATCGACGCTTTTTTCGCGAACGTGAAGCGCCGGCACTTTGCGGCGAAAGTGAAAGAGCTTGCTCACGCCGAGTATGACCCTTCCAAATGGTTGAAGTTGGATGAGATCATGCTCGATGCTGCTAAAGACCTGGCCGCAATAGTCCCTACCGGCAGAGTTTCTCGCTTCAGTGAGATGAACAAACGTGTTGACCGTTATGAGCTTGAGGTTGCAAACCCAGAATTACAGTCAGCATTCAAGATGGGCATCAAACCTTTTGATGACGCAACAGGAGGATTCCGGCCAGGAAATCTGGTGACGATCGCAGGCTATAGCGGAAGAGGAAAAAGCTTACTGTCACAATTCTTTCTCATGCAGGCGCGAGAGTCACATGATGCTCTCGGGCTCTTGATAAGCCTCGAGATGACTGCTGACGAGATTTTCGAGCGGCTCGACACGATGGTAACCAACTTTTCTCACAAGCTTCTCGCGCAGCGACAGTTGCCGGAAGACAAGGTTGATCTCTGGCGTCGCATTGCCAAGCAGTTTCAATCCTCGCGTTCAGACATCATCGTCAAGGACAATCTTCTTGGATGCACGACCGATACTGTCTACGCTGAGATTTCACGATACAAACCAGACATTGTTGCTGTTGATTATGTGCAGCTCATGCGTTCCAAGCAGAACTACGCGGCACAATGGCAAGTCCTTTGTGACATTACTAACGACCTGAAACAGATCGCGCTCTCAACCGGCACTGTGATCCTGATGGTTTCTCAAGACGGTAGAGATTCTGCGAAAAACGGTTCGACCGAAGAGAACATGGGCAGCTCAGTGTCGATACTTCAAGCGGCCGATATCTACCTTGGGTTGAATCAGACAGACGAGATGTATAAAGACCGGCGTATGGAGATCAGGATGCTCAAGAACCGGCGCGGTCCCAAAGAAACGTGCGCTTACATGGATTGGGATCCGAATACGATGACTTTCAAGTATCACGACGAAGCGAAGCCTCAATCTGAGAGCTTCTTGAGAGAGGTAGCGTGATGTTAGTGGGGTTCAACGCTATGAACCATCCTCAACAGATTTCCAAGCGGGGCGCCAATCCGCACGTTGATGAGCGTCAAACTTCACCAGAAGCTTTTGATCCATTGCACGCGAGGTTCCGCTTTACGGTTGATGTTGCTGCGCTTCCACGTAATGCGAAGCTGCCAAAGTTTTATACACCTGAAGACGATGGTCTAACCCAGAATTGGTCGGGGGAGCGTGTTTGGTGTAATCCTCCATACTCTTCAATCGAGCCTTGGGTAGAGAAGGCGCATAGAGAATGGCGGATTGGTGAACAAGGACGAGGCGGTCCTGAGTTGATCGTGATGCTTCTACCTGCCAATCGTACTGAACAAGGGTGGTGGCAACGCAAGGTTGAACCGTTCCGGGATCGTCTTGGATCGGATTTCCGAGTTGAGTTTTTGTCAGGGCGCCTACGTTTCATCGCATTCGACGCGACAGAAATCAAGCCAAATGAGCGACCACCATTCGGATGCTGTCTTCTGATTTGGAGCAAGTCATGAAGATTGTGTGCATGTTGAACTGGTTTGATGAGCAGCCGCATCAACTTCGTCGCCGCGTTAGAGAAGCATTTATGATCGGGTGTACGCATGTCGTAGCTGTCGATGGTGCCTACGCTCTATTTCCTGGTAGCAGGGAATTTTCTTCATCTTCTCAAGGCAAGGAGATCACAGATACAGCATTCTTCTACAAGCTTGGGTGCATCATTTACAAACCAGAAGTAGTTTGGGCGGGGAATGAAATCGAGAAGCGTCAGAATATGGTTGACATCTGTCTCGCGATCACGACCGATGATGATTGGCTGTTTCTTATGGACGCTGATTTCCATATCGAGCCCCCATTCGTCAACATGACTAAGTTACTCGCCGAGCATCCAGGACGGTTCGGAGACGTGTTGTTGACAGACAGCGATCAGGATGCAGGATGGTATCCGGTGCGCCTCCTTTACCGAGCTGTTCGAGGGATGCACTTGACGACGAACCACTACACCTACCATTATCCTGATGGGGATCAAACAGTGATGAACAATCCTCGCGGCGACGATTTGGAGCGCGGGTTGAAAATTCCGATCCGTGTCCGGCATGAACCTAATAATCGTTTACCAGGTCGTCGTGAAAGACAAGTTGCTTATTACGAGCGGCGGCATCAAGATGGGATCGAGTCATGAAAGAGCTTGTGATCCTCGTACCCGTGCTGAAAAGACCTTGGCGAGTTGAACCGCTGCTCGAGTCGATCGCGAAGGTCACAGGCGAAAGTTATCGCGTGCTATTCATTCCCGATCCTGATGATGAGCCTGAACGCGAGGCGATTCGTCAGGCCGGCGCAGAAGAGATGCCCATCTCCGGAAATTATGCTCGCAAGATCAATGCAGGGGTCGAAGCTACAGGAGAACCGCTGATATTTCTTGGGGCTGACGATCTCAATTTCCATCCAGAATGGTTTTGGACTGCAATCTCATTTCTCAAGCCAAGAATCGGGGTGGTCGGAACAAACGACATTTGTAACCCTCGAACAGCGGCGGGAGGAGACCTTTCAACACATTCTCTCGTGACTCGAATCTACACTAAAATGGGTACGGTTGATGATCCGACAAAACTTCTGCACGAATCATACCCGCATGAGTACGCCGATCAAGAGTTCATTGAGACAGCGAGGCTTCGTAGTGCGTACGTGCATGCTTCTGACTGCATTGTCGAGCATCTTCATCCGATGGTGAAAAAGGCTCCGATGGATGATCTGTATGCACAGCAAGAGGAACGGATGCGAGCCGGGAGTTTGATCTTCCTTCGCAGACAAAGGTTGTGGGCATGGACGTAACTGTTGTCATTGCTACTTTCGGTGAAGACAAATGGATGCGCCTCGCTATGGAACGCGCGGTCCCTTCAGTACCACCTGAAGTCAAAACTATCCTGTCTCATCACCCAAGTGATCTTGCGGTAGCAAGGAATACTGGGTTGGAAGAAGTCAAAACTGAGTGGGTTGTTTTCCTTGACGCTGATGATGAGTTGGACGATGGATATTTCGATGCGATGGAATTAGGTCATGCAGACGTTCGTGGGCCGATGGCGCGATACGTCGAGGATGATGGGTCTGAGCGTCTTTGGCAACCTCGCGTCGCTGGGCATAAACATAATTGCGTGTCTAGTTGCTTGCGCTACGGAAACTGGCTTCTGATTGGATCTGCGGTTCGCTCGCAGTCACTCTGTGATGTTGGCGGGTTCCGTAACTTCGAGTGGAGTGAAGACTGGGATCTATGGATTCGTTGTTGGAAATATGGAATGACATTCGAGTTGATTCACGATGCTATCTACATCGCGCATGTCAGCCCGGACTCTCGTAACCGAGGCTCTGCAACGAGGGATGCGCAACTGTTGAGTTATAACGCCATTCGCCGGGTCAATAACTTGGAACAACACTGATGATCGAAGACGTTTGCCTACTAATCATCCGTGACGGACGTGACCAAATTCACGATCTCGCACTCCAGTCAGCCGCTGAGAATCTTCCGAAGTTTCGTCACTCCATCATTATCAATGACCGGGAGCACGCGCTCGGATTCGCTGGAGCGATTCAAGAAGGTTGGCGTCAGGTCATCAAAACCAACGCGCTATGGGTCTTCCACTTTGAAGCAGACTTCCTTTTCCGATCCCCCATTTCAATCAAAGCGATGCGATCAGTGTTGCTCTCATATCCTGAGATTGCGCAACTCTCGTTGAAACGGCAGCCGTGGAACCAAACTGAGATTTCTGCCGGAGGAATTGTTGAAGCGTCACCTGATGACTTCGTAGAGTGTTGTGAAGGTGATATCAAGCGAGTTTGGACTGAGCATCGTCAGTATTTCACGACCAACCCTTCACTGTACCCGGCTCGATGGTGTCACATGGGATGGCCACAGGAAAGGCATTCTGAAGGCAAGTTCACGCAACTACTTCTCAAGGATCGTCCTAAAAGGCGTTTCGCGATCTGGGGGAGAAAGTTCGACCCACCACTCGTCACACATATCGGAACGGAGCGCACTGGTGTCGGATACTGATTACACGCCGGATTTCTACGAGATAATCCGTGAAGGATGCCGAAGCTCAGCAGAAATTGTTGTGCCCCGAGTCCTCGATTATATGCCCCCGATAAAAAGCGTGATCGACGTGGGATGCGGAGAAGGATGGTGGGGAAAAGCTTTTCGAGACAACGGTTGTGAGACCGTGCTCGGGCTCGACGGCGGGTACGTAACCCCAGTGATCCCTTCTATTGGGGCGGATCTTGAATCCACACTCCCAGAAGTAGGAACATTCGATCTTGCTGTTTGCTTGGAGGTTGCAGAACATCTTTCTCCATCGAGAGCTGAATCTTTCGTCGCTGAGCTTTGCATCCTTTCACCAATTGTTTTCTTCTCGGCAGCAGTTCCAGGTCAAGGGGGCGCAGGTCATCTGAATGAGCAACCGATTACATACTGGGTAAGACTGTTCAATATGCAAGGGTTCTGGTGCTCAGACGCGATTCGATGGGCAGTCTGGGAAGACAAGGGTGTTGAAGTGTGGTATCGGCAGAATATGTTTTTAGCGTCCAAAGGGTTTCTGTCTGAAGCGTCGAGAATCTGTGATGTCATTCACCCATTCCTTTTTGATGCGAGGAGAAGAGCATGAGCGTTTTCGGAGTGTCAATGTGCAAAGATGAGTGCGACATCATCGGTCACACAGTCTCGTGGATGCTCACGCAGGTTGACAAGATCATCATCGCCGACAACGGTTCGACTGATGGCACGATCGAGATCCTCGATTCTTTCCCTATGGATCGCGTCATCGTGAAGCACGACCGCGATGTCGCGTACTACCAGAGTCAGAAGATGACGAAGCTTGCGCAGGAAGCGGCTGACTGTGGAGCTGACTGGATAATCCCTTTCGACTCAGATGAAATCTGGTATTCGCCGTTCGGTCATATCGTGGACGTGCTCGCTGAGCACCCTACAGTGTCGGTTGTGCGAGCGCCTCTTTACGATCATGTTGCTACGGCGGTTGATCCTAACGATCCAGACCCTGTGCGCAGGATTGGGTGGCGCCGGAGGGATCCAGTTCCGATAGAAAAGATCGCCTGCCGTTCTCGCCCCCCGCTTACGATTCATCAAGGGAACCATAGTCTTGATTACGGTGAGACGATCAAGGACATCCTTGTTGTGCGTCACTTCCCATACAGATCAGTGGAGCAGTTCGTCAAAAAGGTTAGGAACGGGTCTGCGGCATACGCCGCAGCGACTGATCTTCCCGAAGAGGCCGGCAAGCATTGGCGCGACTACGGGCGCCTGCTGGAATCTGGGGGCGAAGAGTCTATCGAGGAAGTCTTCCTCGCTTGGTTCTGGTCTGAGAACCCGGCTGCGGATCCGACATTGATTTACGATCCAATCAACGATGGGATCGTGTAGCTGTGGCTTCGGAGTCTCTACCGTGGGTGAACGCCTACGACCTTCTCGAGAACACGGGAGCACGCAATCTAAGTCAGTCGGGTTCTGAGATAACGTTCTCGTGCTTCTCTAATAACCACGCGCACGGGGATGCTGTCCCTTCAGCCGGGATGAACGCTAGAACGACATTGTGGAGATGTCGTAGCCCGAACTGTGGATTGAGAGGCAACGCAGCCGATTACCTCGCGGGATTGAAAGGGTATACACGATCAGAGGCGATGCGTATCCTTCAAGAACGTTATGGCGGACCTGAAATTTCTTCTGAGCCCGGAGCGTTGGAGGCGGAAGTCAATAGCATCCGAAGCTCTTACAAGCAGATGGATGAGGGTAGGATCACACCACAAGAAAGTGATCTCGCGCAATTCAAGATCCCCTGGATGAGTTTGAAGTCTCCGTTATCTGGTCCGGTTGTGTATTTGCTACAACGCGGATTCAACACGAGAACACTTGACTCGTGGCAAATCGGGTATGACTCTCTTTCAGATCGCATCACGATTCCTGTTCATGACGAGAATGGGAATATCGTCGGGATCAAAGGGCGCGCTTGGCGACCGGAAGTTCAACCACGGTATATCTCACTCGGGCATCAGGTTAGTCAATCGTTTTCGAGATATAACTTTCACACGTATCATAAGAGTCAGTTCGTCTATGGTTTGCACAAACTTAGCGATGTTCATACGCTTCTTTTAGTGGAAGGCGAGTTGAACGCAATGGCCTTGCACCAGATGGGGATGAAGAATGCTGTTGCTGTCGCCGGGTCAGAATTTTCCAAGCGTCAATGCGATCTGATCGTCTCGAATGCTGAGGCAGTCTGCATCTTCTTCGATCAGGATCTGGCAGGTAAAGCTGGTGCGAAAAAGGTCGCGGGAATGCTCGATGAGCATATCCCAGTGTCGATCGTAGAAAAAGCTCACGGAGATGCGGCTTCCGCGCTCGAGGCGCGCACAGCATACGGCGCCAGTGACGTGTGGAAATGGGTTGCAGACGCTAGATCATGGTTAGAAATCTATGCGGGATGCTAGTCTTTCAAAACAACCAACGATGCCCGACGCGGGCGCCGATCAACTAGAAGGAAGGGTAGAAATGGCATCAGGAGCGCAATCCTACGAGCGCAAGGCGCAGACTAAGGAGAATCAGAAGAAAGCGCGTGAGGATAGGGATTCCACGCAAGCATTGTTCACGAACAATTTTTATCTTCGCGACAAGGAGTTTGCGGTTGTCAGATTTTTGGAGCAGGGAGACGATCTCTCGTTCGCTGACACGCATCGGGTTCCAGTGCAGGGTGCGAAAAAGTCGTACTTCCGTGATTTCG